CTTCGATTTCCGCATGCCATTCTTTGTATGCAGCCAGCAATTCCAAATTTGATACATAGTGAATACTGGTCTTATCTCTTTTCTTATGGATGAATTCTTCGGTCATATAATCCCCCTCAATGCATGACTGGTTTGAACTTCGCGGCAGCTTCTTCGAATGCTGTAAAGTCCAGCACATTGAGGATGCCAAATCTTTCACATATTGCATTACTAACTTCTTTAATCTTCTCAACACCATTCATCATGGTCACATAATCATTTGAAATGTTCATACCTTCCATCACTTCGGTTTTTATATCAGCAACCTTGAATTGAATCAAAATGTGGGCATAGAACTTCACATAATTCGCATTAAGTCGATCACAGTAAAACACCATCGAGGATTTGATCTTGGCATTCTCGGAGTTTGAATATGGGAGCCATGGAACACCTGACATAACTTCCTTTTCTCCATTCTGAACATAAGAGATTGCGAACGGATCTCTCAGGATAATATCAGAGTCATCTTCGGATGGAATAATCTCAGAAAATAAAGTTTCTCCAGTATTCAATTTGAGACAAAACACATTCAGTGGCTCCTTTGAATCATCCATAAATCATCCTCGTTAGTGTATGTGAATAATTATACAAGATATTAATTTGTTGTCAAATTTTTTCGATATCCAGTTCGGTTATCGTATAGCTAAATCCCTCTTTCACGAAGATATGAAGACGTTCGATGAAGTGTTTATACGTGTGATTAGATTTGGATTTACTCTTGTTGATTTGGTCTGAAATATCATAAACGGTTAGGCCGTCCTTTTCGCTGGATTTGCGAAGTCCTCGCCCGATACTCTGCAATACCCTCACAACCGATTTGGTTGGTGATGCAAGGATAATATTGTTTATGCGTTTGACATTTGTACCTGTGCTCATCGTTCCGTAACTAGCGATTGTTATACAGTTCTTGGAGTTCTCCATAACATTTCTCACCGCATCACGATCCTCAGCTTCAACACCACCATGAATAAAATGTACGGTGCGTTCAGGGTCTCTTTCTGAGATCATTTTGTACAGAACTTCGCCATGATCCTCCACCCTCGTAAAAAGGATGAGGGTGTTACCCTTCAATGATAATGCGAGATTTCGAATGAACTTATTGCGTCGTTCGTGTGAAATAATGAAATCGATCTCGGTTTGATAGTCGGCAGTTTTCAAAAGATGTCTGGATGCATTATTGTATTTCAGGACAAGGCATTTTATCTCGATCTCTGATAGATATCCCTCATCAATCAGTTGTCTCGTAGAAGCAACTTTTTCTATCTTCCCAAACAACCCCTGAATCACCAGTCCATTAACTTTCGATGCCGACAATGATCCAGTCATACCAATTCGATACGAAACATCCGTGGCCTTTTCCATGATCCCAGTCAAACTGGCTGCGGCAGCGGTGTGAACTTCATCACAAATTATGGCATCGTATTTATTCAGGTATGCGGGTGTGGCGCAATTCTTAAGACTTTGCCATGTGGAAATTACGATATTTTTGGTGGCATTCTTTTCATATCCACCCATGATAATTGCTGTGTTACTCTCAACATCAAATCCATTTTCGGTGCTGTAATCCTCGAAGTCTTTGTACATCTGCAACACCAATCCCGTCGTGGGGACGATGATCATTGTTCTGATGTTCAAGACATCGAGAAGATATCTGGATATAACATAGATGTTTGCAGATTTTCCCGAAGCCGTTGGCGAAATGATCGTCAGACGTTTATTTTTCAGGGCTTCATACACACCCTTATATTGATAATCCCTGAACTCGATCTTTTCTCCTTTGGAATGGAGATTCAAGGATTTCACAAATTCAACAACATCCTCTGGAAGAATGTTGTGCAATTGACCCGGAACGCCATAAGCCGGACAATCTTTGAACTCAACCTCATATTCTCTCACTCTACAAAACTCTATCACAGCATCATAGAGACCGGCATATACTTCCCTCTTTGATATAGAAAAAAGATGAATATATCCATCCCAGATTTTTGCCTTGACTCGTGGATTATATCTAGCATTCATAATTTGGAAGGATAGGTGTTCATCCAACTCATAATAAACACCATGATCATCCGACTCTACCCGGATGTAACTCTCATTCTTTTTGGATATAGTAACAGTCGTCATATCAATTTCCCGCCAAGAATTTTTGATAATCCACGATTGCTTTGAGAGAATAATCTCGACTATGTATCTGTTTCATAACGTATTCTACAGCTTGGATAGATGATTTATAGTTGATCATCAACTCAGCCAATCCAACAAGATCCGGGTCCATATCTGCCATGGAATTAAATTCCGTCATGGACATTTTTAGACCTTGAAATTGTTGCCAACCATATTGCTGAAGTTCGGCTTGGGTCATTTCACCACGATAGTATTTACGTTTTTGAAATTTGAGTTTGTAATACTTCGTCTCAGTGACAGCAAGTTTGGCCTTGAAGAACATAAAATATTCTAGATATTTTGCGTGTAATGAAGGGGTGCGGATCAACTCTGAAACAAGTCTCAATTCATCTATTTTTGAGTCTTCTTTCCACTCTTCAATAACTTTTTCGATGGATGCCATATTTGCTCCTCATATGCAATACAATCATGATATCATAGTATTTTTATCCATCAAGTTTATTTATACTTGACGTATTGGAAATTTGTAGTAGAGTTGGCGTGTTATCTATATCGACGAACACCAAATATAGGAATAGCAGTAAGATTGTTAGCTCTGACCCTTACAATCAAAGAAGAAATGACATTGCATCACTCTTTTCTCTGTCCTGTTGTATTTATGGTCTTAAAATCGCACACAAATCGAAAACATCGCCTAAACGTCGGTATCATTAATCGGCATTGATAAAATTCGGCTAGAGTTCTATGGAACATCGACACCTCTACTCGGTAGCGGGTCACTCGATTATTGTACGAAGAATCAAGCATAGGATAACTCATGGCTGACCAGATGGACCCATGATTAAGGGATGCGGATTTGACAAAGGAACACGATGCGAAATGACGCAAGCACCGATGGTAAGCAAATCGGTGGAGGGAAAATTGCCCCAATGATCGAAAAGCTATCTGATTGGTTTTTCGATATCATCCATAGATGGGTGTAGTGAAATATGCCCGGTAAACATATATAAAAGGAAGATCGTTTATGACGCCTTTCTGGAGTGATGACCAGTTATATGAATCAGAACGACTTTAGCCTCAGTTCGTGGCAGAACGTAATTATTCTTGTTTAAGGGTAATTACGTCTAAAGCTCTTGTTCGGCAGGATGAAAAATAAGATCGAAAAAGAAAATCGAAAGAAAGATGAAAGGAGCGAAGCGAGTACGAACGAAGTGAGTGAAAAGTGAAAAGGATGTTTCGAATTATTGGTGTTTGTTAATATATGAAGATTGTTCGTATCATAATCTAAGAATGATTAGTGCCCTGCGGTCACATTCGCTTCGCTCATACTACATTTGTTATCAGGTGTTGAATTCCATGTAGTCATAATTTATCAATGCTTCACCAATGATATACTGTGTAGAGGTAGCAGTTGTTGTGAATTTCAAATTACCAATGGATGAAGGCCATGCTCCGAAGAATGTCATGGTTTGAACGCCATTGATTGTCAATATCACATTATCCTTCTCTCCAACATTAGAACCCCTCACAGTCATTCTTTTCATCCAGTCATATATCTGTCGAAAATTCTCCATCTTTGAATCAACGAGGAAAGTAATGGTGAATGGATCATATTTCAATTTTTCCCCAACCTCGTTAGTGTCCACGATTGGTGTCAACTTATTCACGGGGGATACACGAATAGGCGGTAAATCGAAATCCGTCAAGAAGAAGGTTGCGATCTTCGCTTTCGGGAAGATCATCCTGAAATTGGTGTTCGGAAGAAGATCATAGTTCGGGGGACTCTCACCAGCAGGCCCGAAAGCATATCCCTCTAGATCGTTGCAACTCATTCTTTAAATCCGGGTTCGGATTTTTCTTTCAATTTAACACCAGCACCAATCGAACCAATGATGGTTGATATACCAATACCGAATGCTGATGGATCGAATGCCTTAGTCATGTAAAGATGAACGGCTGAATGGGCAATGAATGCAACAATCGCCAGACCACCACCAATCTTAACAACATCGAATGTTGTATTATCAATGCCGGTGAACATGTGTTGGAAAACTTCTTTAATTTTATCGACGATTGCGCTCATTTCTTTTTCTCCCAGTGAAACTCAGATTCAATTTTTAGTTTTAGTTTTGTGAATTCTGATACCTTTTTCTCTTCCACGACGGGTAATGGTGTGGGAAGTACCACAACACTATCAGACTTTGGTTTGAAGCTTCCTAGAGTCACTTCTAACTGATCTGAATAATTCATCAAGTCAATCATGTTTGATTCTAGGACGCGAACAGTCAATCCTTCCGAAGCCGC